CGCCCGCCTCTTCCGCCGGAATGGCAGGCGAGCCAGCAGTCACGATGGTTCCATCAACCACCACCGGCGGAACCGCGTCAACCGCTGGCGCAAGCGGCTCGATGATCGCGACTCCCGGCGTCTGCTGCTGCAAGACCGCCCGCACGTCGTGCTTGTCGAGTGCTACGTCGTAACCCTTGTAGACCTCTTGCCGTCCGGCCTCGCTTTCCTCGCCAAGGTTGAGAATCTCGATGAGTTGGTTGGGCATCTCGCGGTTCCCGGTGATCCGCCGTTCGGCAACCGGGCGAGCTGGAGTTCCGCCGTTAGACTTGGTCTTGAGGATTAAAAAGAAGTAGTCGCCTTCTTCCTCGTCGCTTTCGGGGGACAAGCGGATGTGGTGGATGGACTCCTGTGCTTCGTCGAACGCTTCGACTGTCACCTCGCCGTCTTTCGGGAATCCGTCAGAGTCGGTCTTAACGCGGAGGTAAACCCATGACTCGACGTCGGGCAGCGGAAGCTTCGGAATCTCCGTTGGTGGGTCGGTTTGCGGAACTGGAGGCTCCATCGAAACGCCAGCGATCATTGGGATGATCCATCCTGTCGTCCCGAGGTCGCTGGTCTGCGCGGCGTCCGTGTTGCTTTGATATGAGAGATATCCAAGCGTCACGGTGACTTGATATTCGGCGGGGTCTGAGTCGGGCACGCGGGAAATTTCCGCCCAAAACGGCGGTTTGCTTTTTCCGCCTGCGATTTGTCTAAGCGGCGGCGTTGGGTTGCTTTGCAGCTTCCTGATTTCATCCTCAACCCATTTCGCCCAAGAAAAAGACGGCTGCTTGCCCTTCTTGGCCCGATTGATCGGAGTAGGTATTCCGGGCTTGCTCATTGCTCAAAGTGCTTCGGTTCTCCTTCGACAAATCGCCAAGTAAGGGTGTTGCTGGACTGCCCCTCCGTTCGCTCATCGCTTAAATCGGCCAATCTCCACCATCCTTCGATTCCGCTCGGTTCGGGCGGGTTTCCAGGCGGCGTGTCGCTTTTTCCAAGCGGAGCAAGATCAACGGAAGAAAGTCCTCCCGCGTTGGTGGTAGCCCGAGTCCACTCGTAGCTTGGTGATTCGTATTCGCGAACTCCGTCAATCACGATGGACTGCCACCACGGGTCACGGTCCTCGTTGCCTACCCATGCGCTGAAAAGTTCCTCGTCAGTGATATTTTGGTAAACTCTCCACTGGCCCGATACCTCGGTTGCAAATTTTGCGTAAGCTTGCCCGAGGCAAATCTCTACCAGCGCATGCTTGATCATCTGCTCGTCTTCAAACGCGGCAACGAAAAGCGGATGCTGCCAGATTGGCTTCATCTGCGTCACGCCCCGCAGCGAGTATGTGATTTCACGATCAAACCCAAACTCTTCCTCTTCAGGAGCGCCCTTGAAATTGACAGTGACGACTGTGATTCCTCCGGGCGAGTCCCGACTCTCAAAAGAATCAACAAGCAAGAAAGAAAGCTCAGGCGGGATGTCGTCGCACAAGGACGTAATGGCAACTCCCTTGGCGATAAGGAACGACGAGCTTGATCCCTTGACGGTGCTAAACTCCCGAGTGCCGGTCATCTTGCCTTCAGCGTCACGCGCAAAGACAAAGTTTGGACCGGGAACGAGAGACGATGATGTTAGCCCTGCGATGTTTGCACTCATGCCCAACCTCCTTCTTTTTGGGCTATGGTTTGAAGCAGTTGGATCTGCCGATCCATCCTAGCAATCGTCTTTTCGTTTCCGCCGTTAGACGAAGACGGCGACCCGCCGCCCATCCATGGCGGAATCAGTCCCTTGAAAGAAAATGAGTCTCCAATGGCGTCCTTAATTCCCTCTCCAATCTGCCTGCCCAATACCTGAAACATAGTCGTCCAACTTGAGAAATCGCCAGACATCATTTTAGTAAGCTCCTCTTTGAATGCGGAAAACACCTGCCGGATCTTTTCCGGGTCCAGAAAGTCAAACATCTTGTCAATAAAGTCCTTACCAAACATTCCAACCGCTTGATCAATAATTATGGCCATTGTTTCGCGCCATCTCATTTTAAATCGACCAAGGTTGTCAGACATTTGATCGTAGATCGGGGCGGATACATCCATTCGACGGGCGAACGCGCCAACGTTCTTTTCGGCCTCGGCCATGTTGCCTTGGATGTCCTTAAAGAATCGCATTTGCTTCATTCCCATCCTCGCCCCAAAAAGATCGCCCATAACAGATTCTAGCTCGCCTACCCCCCATGACATATTTGAAGCCGCGTTGCCAACTTTCTCGAAAGCTTCATCAATCGCCATGCCCTTAAACTCCGTAACCATTAAATTGAGCTTGTGAATAGCGTCATTTGCCGGTCCCGCTTCGCGCATTGCTTTTCCTAAATTCTCCGCAAATGTCGAAATCATGCGCGAGGTATCAGGCACTTCTGCGCCTGAGTTTCGCAACGCCTCCTCAAGCAAGATGAGTTTAGAAACCGCAAGGCCTGTTTGCTTGCTCATGTCATTCATGTTGCCCGCCCAGTCCATCGTCTCCTTGATGCCCTCGGGGATTGCCATCAAGACGCGCCCCAGCATGTCGGTCATGCCCGCCCCGATCTGCCGTGCCGCGCCAATCCCGACTTGCCGCATTCCGCGCATTGCGCCGGAGAACAATCCATTCAGTCCGCTCATTCCTGCGCGGACTGCTGAGGCGTCGAATCCCACGCGAACGGTAGTGCCAATGCTCATAATTTAGATTCCCTCAAGTTCTACTTCTTGCGCTGCGATCCTTTCAAACTTTTCGATGCTTTCTTGGCTTGCTTCCGGCCAGTTGACCCACCGGAGCCTCGCGCCGTTGCGGCTCGCTTCGGCGTGGAAGAGTTGAAGGACGGCGGATGCGGAGAGTCCCCAGATCGGATCTTCAGCCCCGACGATTGCGGCGAGGTTGAAGAGTCCCGCTGAACCTGCGCCTTGGATGAAATAGGCGAGATCCGGCGGGTCGGCTGAGGCTTTCCCGGCGACTCGCTTTCCACCATCGCGAAAGCCACGGCTTGCATGGCAGGCACAAGGTAATCGTCGCGAAACTTCGGCAGCGTGTCGTCTTCAAGTCCCGCCATGAACTCGCCTGTCTTCATGTCCCATTCCTCGGCGGAATCGCGGAACATTGCGGCCCGCTGGTCTTTCGTTCGGGACAGAACAAAGAAGATTTCCCCGACCGCTTCATGGTCGTCCTGGTCGCGGGTCGAGGTCGTTACTAGTCCGTTCTTCCTTCGCTTGAGGATGACAAGGCACGGTTGCGAGAGCGGACCAAACTTGATCCCGTCGATCTCGCCTCCGGTGTCGAAAAGCGCGTGGCTTAGTATTTCGGCGCGTGTCATCCGTCGAGTCGGGCGATGAGATTGTTGCGAATTTGCTTCGGCAGGTTAGTGTCGATGATTGCGCTGCCGTGCTTTCGCATGAATACCTGCTGCTTTGCTCGCAAGAAGAGGTCGAGGCAAAGCGAGCGGCAATGGACAAACGCGAAAAGGTAGCTGGAAAGCGACTCGGGAAGCTTGGCAATGTAGTCAGGAATCGCCGCGTAGTTCTTCGGGTGCGGTCCCGTGTCGCCCCGACTGCCAAGGTAGTCGTGCGCGTGCGCCATCCACTCGTCCACGGTCATGCGGTCGCCTGGTCGCGCCCTCATGAAGTCCATCACCCATCCAAACGGGTGAGTCGAGGCAACCTCATTTCTTGGCGCGTCCCAAAACTGGAGAAGCTTGATCGTCTCATACTTCCCGCAGGCGGAAACCGGGAGAAGGAAGAATCGCCCGTAACTCTTGCCGTTGTCGGCATGAATCACGGCGCATGGCTGGAGCGGGTCAAGCGGAGCGCCTAACGCCATGATCGCGGCGGCAAGGTTTACGTCTCCGGTCCCGTGGCTCGATGTCCCATCGGCCTCATGTCGTTTCATTTTTCTCGTGGTGTTGTCGGCGGTTAGTCGGCAATCGTGGTGCTAGTGTTGGATGCCACCAACGGATAGAAAATGGTGGAAATCGAACCTTCCTCAAAGCCGGTATTGGTGCGGGTGAGGGATGTGGATTTGACGATCAATCCGGCGTTCGCAACCGGAGTCGTGAAGAGGTTGGCGCTTGAGGTATTGAGGCTATCAACGGTCGTATTCGCCAGGGTCAGCGCGGAAGAAAGATTCAGCGCAAGGCCAGTTGCCTTAACCGCAACCACGCCTGAGCATTCCGTGGTCGATCGGTCGTTGTAGAGCGAATACCCGATGACGCTGCCGTTGTGGTTCATGGCCGTTGCCTCGTCCACTTCGGATGAGGTCGAGAATGACCCAAGGTTTAATCCGGTTGCGGTGTCGTCATCGACAATCCCGTATCGTGCGGCGGCGTAAACTGTAGCGGACATGCAACCCGTTTCGCGCACGGATTGCCAAAGGCAAGACGGAATTTAGACGACGCAAGCAACCATCGAAAGCTTGAACGTGGTGGCCCGCATTGCGCCATCCGCTTCGGTTGTCGGGGCAGCTCCGCGAATGTCAAAACACTGGATTCCCGTGCCGGATGAGCAGTATTCAATTGCGGCGGTGTCTGCGATCGCGTTGTAAAGCGCGGTGTTGAGCGCGGCATGTTCGGCGTCGGTTTTGCCAAGATCGCCGGGAACCGTGCAAAGCATTACCTCGATGTCCATCGTCAGGCATCCCCGCTGGATCGCGTGTTCCTCCGCGCCAACGTCGTTGATGCTGATAAACGTCGCGTCGAAGTCGGCAACCTCGTCCTCGTCATCATCCCCAGGTCGCTCAACCTGCGTGTCGCGGAGGAGGATCGGCACGCCCGAAAGAACCGAGTAAGCCGCAGCCCGGTAGGTGATCCACGATTTAAGAGCGGCGAGTGATAGGTCGGTTGTCATTGGTCAAGTGCTAGTTTTGCTGCTTTGCGATACCAGGTGATCGTTTTGCGGAGTCCCCAGCCAAGGGAATTGCTGATCGCGGTTTTTGAAACGACGTTCGGGCTTTTAGAGTAGCTCAGGTTGTTTTGAAGCTCGCACAATGGGCGGAATCCAGTGCCTCCGCGAAGCTTTGCTGTTCCGTGCTTTGAGTGCTTTTGAGCGTAGCTGATGAAGTTTTTGCCGATGTTGATGCGTTGCGCCCCGCGTTGAAATGTCGCGGCCTTGTTTGCCGCGCCTAGCCATGCGCCTTTTGCCATCCCCGATTTCTTCTGGCGGGCCTTCAAAGCCTTCTGGAAAATCTTGAGGTCGCAAACCGCAATCTCGGAAAACGGAAGCTTGGAAGTGCGCGAGCGTCGGCGCGTGCGGTGCATCTCAATCCAGTCCTGCATCTCGTCTTCTGATTTCAGAAAACGCGATGCAGGCCAAACCATGTTCTTGCCGTTGTGGACAAATCGCGGATTTCCTCCTTTGGTGGCCCCTGTAATTGCAACCGGCCAAATAATGCGTCGGGCATCCGCCTCAATGGCAAACCATTGCTTGTCTTTTGCCGCCTTGCCCTTGCCCCATGCTTGAGTCTCAGCCGCAAGTTCCCGCCCGGTCTGCACGCTCCATCGGGCAACTGCTTGAGTCGTCGTGTCGCCGAATGCTCTCGACGCTTTCTTGAGAGACGCTTCCAGCTTATTCATGTCGAACTCGGCTTTGATCATTTCGCTTTCCTCGGTGACTCCAGCGAGACGGTGACAAACGCCTGACCGGATCGGATCGCGCCAACTCGCCAAACCCGCCCGCGTGCCGTTGCGTCCTTGCCCAAATACGCCTTGTCTGGGCTCGCGTAGGCCGCTTGCCAGTCGGCAATCGAGACGACAGCGGAAAGGCTCTGGTCGCGGTCGAATCCGCCGCCGTTGAACTCGCGGGAATTGTCAGCCTCCGCGAGAATTGCGGAAACCGCCGTGCCGCCATCAATTGCCAAGTCTTCACCGCCGATGACGGTTCGCGCTTGCTCAAATTGTGCGGCGGCAAAGTCGGTGAGGATGCTCATGCCGCCCTTTTCGGGGGCGATTTTCCAATGTCAAAAACGAAAGCCCGCCCCTTTTCGGGAGCGGGCTTGCGCGACACGAACATTACCAGGGGGGGGCAAACTTAGCCGATGATGCCGGCAACGTGTTCCGGTTTGAACACCGTGACGCCCCAGCAAACGGAGACGTGGTAGGTGATCATCCGGAAGCCGGGGTAAGCGGCAACCTCGAACGACAGGCCGGTGCGAGGGTCGGTAACGATCTCGCGGTCGATGGCCATGTCGCCTTCGGGCGGAAGCTCGGGCAAGCGGGTAGCAAGCACGATGGCGTTGCGGCTGAAAGCGACGTTGCGGGCGGAAGTGGCAAAGACGGTAATCGCCGTGTTGTCGGCGACAGCGGCTTGCAGTCCAGGCGCGTTGATCACAATCGTTCCCGATGTCGAGGTCGAGCCGGTGGCAACGACGTATTTGTGAGATCCGATGGTGATGATGTCGCCCGCCACGATGCCGGTCGTGTTGACGGTTCCGGTGTCGAAGACGATACTGGTCGCGCCAGCGGAGAGGGCACCGTTGACGAGAGCGCCGGTCATAGCGCCCGCCGTGGTGGTCTGGATACCGGCAGACTCGCGGATGTCGAACCCGAAAAGGTTCCCAAGCATCCCTTGGCGCAAGAGGCTCGCTTCGCCGCCCTCGTTGACCTTGTAGAGATTCGAGGTGCCGCGAAGGGCAACGCCGGCGGTGGTGTTGATAACCGAGTGGCGGTCACTGATTGGAGCGCCGTTGTCATCGAGGATCTTCTTGGCCTGCGCCCAATCCGTGAAGAGCGGAGCGGTGCCAGCGGTCGCGCCGAAGAAACGGGAAGCGCCGTTTTTGGCGGCAACGCCGATGTCCACTTCAATCTCGTTGACGGCAGCGCGGATAGCCTGCGCAATCTGATCCTGTTTGATGGTCAGAACGCCTGGGCCTTGGCTGACAGCATACATTTCTTCGCCGCTCCAGGAGAATGGGAAGAATCGGCTTTTTGTGATGGTGAGCGACTTGTTGCCGACTGTCTGATCGGCAGCGGTTGGAAGTGCCATTGCTGGCGTGATGTCCCCGCCTGCGGTGTTGGCTGCGGTTGCGGGACTGCGAAGCGTCTGGTTGAGAGCAACGCGGTCAGCGCCGGAATCGCGAGCGACGGCAGGAATAAACCCGGTCAATTCGCGGGAAACTACGTCGAGGGCGGCGTAAACGTCGGGGATGAGGCTGGTCAGTGTGTTGGCCATGATATTGGGTCAGTTTGAGATTTGTTTAATTGGAGAGCTTGCCGCCGTTGCGGAAAAATTCTGCTTTGGCGTGCGGGGAAAGCTGGTTGAATGCCTCGCGGTTAATGGTCGATGGCGTTTCGCCTTCCCCAACCGCAACGACGACGGCAGCGTGACCGGAAGCGGCGAGCATTGCGGATGCCTGCGCGGAGATTGCTTCGCGGATCGCTTCGGGAGCTTCAGCGGATGCAATCAGCTTAATCGCAAGGCCGGTGACAGCTTCCGTGGAAGTGGCAGCGGTGGCCGCTTGCAGTTCCTCGCGGAGAATGGCGATTGCTTCCGGTGATTCGGCGGATGCGATGGACTCGCGAGCGGTGGCGAGTTCGGCTTGAGCTTCGGCAATCGCCGTTGCGCTGGCGGTGACTTCGGATTCAAGTTCATTGATACGTGCTTCGTATCCGGTGATCTTGTTTTCGAGTTCGGCTCGGCTTGTGAAAAGTCCCATAAGCGGCGGTTTCGCCGTTAGACTCCGAATGTCAACGCCGGATTTTCCGATGATGGAATCCGCGAATTTGCGGTCAATCGCTTCGGTTGCGCCCATCCAGGTTTCCTTCTTCATCAACTCGCGCATTTCGGCGGTAGTCGCTCCGGTAACGCTGGCGTAAATGGCCGCGATCTCCTCGCTCATCTCGTCAAGGGTCTTGGCGGCTCGCGCATGGTCATCGGAATCCCCGGAGATAGATTGCTGCGCTTCGTGAATCATAATCCGCGAGCCTTGCGTGATGCGACGCTCGTCTGCGGCCATGAAAATCACGGATGCCATTGACGCCACAATGCCGTTTCCGGTTGCGATGACTCGGACGCCACGCTCCCGCATTCCCATCAAGGAATGGTAAACACGATACCCGTCGAGAACGCTGCCGCCTGGGCTGTTAATTTCAATTTCCAGCGTCTCCAGCGCGTCATCAGCTTTCGCCGTGAACTCGCCAATTCGGAGGTTTTCCGCCACAGCTTTCGCGCCGTATAGCTTCTCAATGTCCCCGATCAGGTCGTCGGAACTCCACGGCGTGACCGCGTCGTTCAACTTGACCTTGCCGGTGCGGTTTTCAATCTGGATCAGATTCATCGTCTTGAGTTGTGAGTGGTTCTTGCTCGGCTGGTTCCGCCGTCGCGATTTCGTTCGGGGTAAGCATCCGCATTTCACGGTCGGAGATTTCAAACCCGGACGCGGCGGATTCCTCAGCGGCGATGCGCTTGGAAAGGATGGTTTCGCGGGCGCGTTCCCGGAGAAACTCTTCAACGTCGCGGTCCACGATCTCGGAAAGGTTCCGGTTCCCGGCGCGCCATCCCTCGATCAGCATCTTTTCTTCCCGACCGTCGTCAACGGATAGGCGCGGAGGTCGCGAGAACGCCCAGCGCGTCGGGTTGTCGAGAAATACGGTCGATCCATTGGCGCGGGTGATCTTGCCCTTGTTCTGCGCAAATCCGACCGCGTAAGAGACGGCAGCGCGGGCGAGGAAAAATAGGATGCCTTGCCGGTCTTCCACGGCACGGCGGGCGCGTAGGATGTCGGCACGTTCTGCTGTTCCTTGCCCTGGCGATTTCCAAACCATGCCGTAGCTCCACCCGGCCCCGATGATCGAGGCGCGGTTGAGGCGATCTTGGAACGATTCCCAGACGTCTCCGGGGTTGTCGTGAGTCACGCTCTCCAGCTTTTCGCCGGAGTTCGCTTTCATGTAGCGGACCATCCCGCCTTGATAGCTTTGGAACGTCACCCCTTCCGTCCCATCGGCAGCAGTCCCTAGCGCAATGCCAGGGTCGTCCATGTCAGGACCGCCATGCTCGTTGTATTCAATCAGTCCAATGGACGAAATGATGAGCTGGCGAATCCGCTCATATTCGGTCGATTGAAGGCAGTGCTTCAAGTCCTCGACGGCATGAGCGAACGATGGCAGCCCGCGCCCCTGGTCGCTGAAATCCTTGTCGTAAATGTGAATGATGGACGACGCAGGGATGTCTTGGAACATCTGCGAATTGCCCTCTTCCATGACCCTGTAAGCAATCGGTCTGCCTTGGTCGCTGTAGATGATGCCGTCGCGGATCTTGCGTCCGTTGTATTTGCCTTCCGCAACTTTTTCTTGGTAGCCTCCACCGCTGCGAATACGATACGAAGGGATGTTTTGAAGCAGAGGAAACGTGCCGTCTGCCGTCATCGTCTTCAGTGTAAAGTGATCCCCGAAATCAACGTCCCGGCTCGCGTCTTTGAGGTATTGCGTCCAGTCGTTGATCCCGCCGCGAACGTCGCAGTTGGGCATCCAGACGTTTTTAAGCCAATCTTCGGCGGCGTTCCCGTTGGCAACATCAGTTCCGCTGTAGCTAGGAATCCATGCCCGCCCAACGGAGTATTGAGCCTTTTGAGCAATGACCGCTTTCGGAACACCCATGTTCGTCGCCAACCTTTTTGACAAAGCGACAAGGGTCTTCCTGTCGTTTGACGGAATCAACGTGTCAATGTCGATGTCGTTGACGTTATACTGCGGGCCGCGCATCCGATTCCGATCCGCCCCATGAGCAAAGCGGGACGAATAGGAAACCGGACTGCCAAATTCATCAAGGATTGCCATAGGTCAGAAGACGGCGCGGGTGGTGGTGTCGAGTGGGAATCCCGTCTCAACTTGACGCAGGACAAGGCGCAGCATCGCCAATCGGTCCTTGTTACTCATGGATCGCGTGCCGGAAAATGTCTGACCGTTAACGGTTGAGCTGGTCAACTCGAACGCCGTGTTCGGATCGGTCGCCAGAGAAAGCGCAAGGCTTTTCGCTTCGGCGATCATCAGCGCGATAGCGGGAGCGTCATCGCGGAGGGTGAGGTAAATCGTTCGCGCTAACCGGACCATGTGGCGGGTTTCGCGGAGCGTTTTCCAATGTCAAGGCGGGGAAATCCCGCCGGCGTCATTCCTCGCCGCCTTCGAAAACACGGAACATTCGGGCCGCTCCGACTTGGTAAACTTCGCAGTCCCAGAGGTGATTGCTTCGGGATTTGGTTACCCATACTTGCCGCGATTCTTTTTCCCGACCGACTTGGAACTCTTCCCTTCGCTCGGCTTTGAAATGCTTTCGGTAGGCGTTGGAAACGTCGGAGAAAACAAGCCACTCGGCACCCAGTCCGCCTGACAGCCTCGCAAGCGTATCTTTGAGTGGGTTTGTGGCAAGCCATACCCATCGGGCAATCCCGCCCTTGCTTGCCGCCTTGCGCTGGATTCGGGAAAACGGTTTTTCGATCTTCTTACCCTTGTCCTCCCATGTCCACCCGCCCCGCGTGCCGTCGCCTTTTACGCCAACCCATCCGTGCTTGACGATCAGGTTTAGCATCCGGTCCTCGTCGAATCCGATGTCGATAAACGTCTTGTTTGGCTCGACCGCGAAACGCTCAAGCAATTCAGCAAGCTCGGTTTCGTCACCGCCACGACCAGGAACGTAGCCTTCCCACAAAAGCTTCGACGCCCCGCCCTCCCACCATGCGCGAATCACCGCCCAAAAGTGATCGCCGCCCGCGTCAATCGTGGCAAACCGTTGGATCTCATCCGGCAGTTTCGCCGCGTCCGTCACCTCGTCCCGGCTGTATCCTGCGACGTTGAGCGATTGGGCGGCGTCAACCATGTCCTCGGACCAAAACTGCGCCCGCCGTTTCTGCCGCCATTGCCGCAGCTTTTCAACCGCTCCCGACTTAGCCATGCGGGTTGCCTCCAAAAATCCAAGCACCTCGTTTGACCACGGAATCCACCAGACTGCGAGAGCGTCGACGTGGAAGCCACGGTAGCCACGCAGCGATTGCTTTGTGCCGATGTAGCCAAGCGCCCCGTTGCGCACGTTAGAATTGCAAAGCGCCCGCCGAGATTTCGCGGTGTCCTCAAACTCTGCAGCGCAGTTTACGCATGTCATCCGCGCCGTGTCCGCCGTGGCTTGCTCGTCGAGCTTCCCGTCCACCTCGATGCGGTCAAACTTGATTCCATCCCATCGGAAAGCCTGTTCCGTTTTGCACTTCGGGCAGCACCATCCAAAGCTCGCCTGGTCGGTCTTCTCCCACTCGCCGTGGAACTCACCGCCGACGTATCCACCCTGCGAGACCAAAAATACTTTGCGGTTCCATCGGTCGTGATGCCGCGCCAAGAACTCGCGCACAAGTCCCGGCTTCCATGTCCATACCTCGTCGCCGTAAAGCCAGCGGACCGATTTTTCTTGGAAGTTCGACAGGTTCGCCCCGCCAAGAATCAGCGGCATGTGCGGGAATATGATTTCAAGCTTCCGCGATTTGTGCCGGTCTTCCGGCCAGAGAGCGGCAAGCGCCTCGCAGGATTTCATTGCGGGAGCCAAACGGGACTCAGCCCAAAACTTGGCATCCTCATCGGTTTGCGATGCGTAAAGCATCGGCCCCGGATCTTCCGAAACGACGTAGGGAATCAACGCTTCCGCCATTGTTGATTTTCCGGAACCGGTAGGTGCAATGACGACGATGTTCCGCGTGTCAGAATCCGCAGCGCATTCCATCGGCGCCTTCCACCACGGCGTTTGCTCCGGGTCAAAGTGACTCGACCGCTCGGAGTTCTGGATGCGGACGTTCTTCGCTGCCCATTCCCACGGGGTTAGCGTCGTCGGAGGTCGAAGGCTCAACCTGCACCCGCAATCAACCGGATGGGTTGCCGAAGCTGTTGGCTCTTTCATCTGACAGGCGGGTGAGGATGGCGATGATTTCTTCACGGAGGAATTTCTGAATGGCTGATGCTGAAAGGCCCTCGATTCTCGGAGCGCAATCAGACGGGAGCTTTAAAAGCTCTGCGCGAACGGCGCTGTAAACGCGGATAACGGACTCACGAACTTCAGCCGTTGGGATCAACTCACCGATCTCTCGCTGGTATTCAGCCTGCTTGATTGCAATTTCAATTTCCAGCTTCTCGCAAAGCAGCGTTTCTCTGTCCCTGCGCGGCTTGCCGTCGTAGTGCCCTGCCGATGGATTGGCCGCAAACCATGAGCGCCAGGCCGCCACGTCTTCCTTTGTGCCGACCTTTTCTGGTACGCCTTGCCGTCCCTCGTTGCGCCACTGGTAGATCGTCTTCCGCGAGACTTGGAATAGCTCGGCGATGCGGGTGATGCTGACAAGCTCTAGCTCGACATGGTCCGTGCCTGCTGCTGATTCTAGGAT